CTAACAAACCCAGAATACCCACCTCTGCGAGCTATCCCACCACTGCTTCTCAGTCTTTCAACTAATCTTTCACCAAGATCAGTTTCGCAGTTTTTTTGAATTGAACTCTCATGATTTCCCGCCGCTCTTACAGTGAGTATTTTTTTGTATGGCTCAAGATACTTTGCTGCCGTTTCAACTAGCGAATCTAAATAATTTCCAGTCGCGTGTTCTGGGCGCAAATCTTTTTTGCTACTTCTCTTGTCATACTTGCCTTGCATTGCACAAAAAAAATCCCCTGCATCAATTACAGGGGCATTTCGAGCCAAGGCTAAATCCAAATGCTTTTTAAATTTTGCTCTATCACACTTGGGGTTGTCCCAGTGGACATCACTCTGAAGCAAAACCCATTGTTCATCTCCCACCCTTGGGAGGTGCATTTCAATAACGTGAACATTTCTACTTACTTGTTTGAAATTCCACTTTGATTTTTTCATATTTTATCGTTTACGATAATTCTGTTAATAGATATGGAATCGTTTTTTGGTTGTATCTACTCATTTCTGAATAGACGAGGTTGATGAATCCTTCCCATTGGGCGGGATAGATAGTTTGGCAACCAAGCGATGAGGTTGTATTATATCCCCCTTTGTGGATATTAATCGCGATCCCAAGCGACTCACCCTCAGAGTCTCTAAAGACGGGAAGAGTCTCATTTGGCGTAGCAGGTCTAAGTGCCGGATACCCGCCACCCGGTTTACTAATTCCATGCTTACCTTTCTTGTAGCGATGAACGCCCGGTAATAATGAAGCAATGCCTTTTTTAAAAATCGACGGATCAGTATTAGCGTTAAAAGTAGCATGGCACGATGGTGATAGTAGGATAATGGCATCATCATATAAATTTCGGTCGTTTTTTCCTTTTACTCCCATTGAATCGGCGTAATACCCTCGTATCCCCACCAAAGCAACTCTATCTTCAATCCTCGCTTTAATTACCATAGCAAGGGTTTTTTCCTTCGCTTGCTGTGGTCGTGAGCTTGGAACCATACTCAACCCTTTCGGATTACATTGATTAAACCAACTAATCCCAGTCCAGCTATAAGAATTGCTTCTTGAAGCTCCGGTTCGAGCTTAACTCCAACTGCCGTAGCAATCAGAATCAAGCCGCGCCAAGTCGAATTTTCACTTAACTTCTCTAACACTGTTTCTACGATTTTCATTTCTTTGTTCCTTTTGGTTCCGGAAGCTCGTAAGTGAGCCTTCCGTAGTCTGTTTGTAAAGATACTCCAAGTGTAGTGCAACTTGTCAAGAATGCAATTGCAAGAAATCCGAATGATACCAAAATCATTCCAAGGGCAATTTGTTTAGGATTCATTTATTTTTATTCCAGTTTCTCACTATAACAGCAAGTGATCCGATTCCTACAGCAATACCTACCAGCAAGGAAGCTATTCTTAACCAAGCCTCCACTTCTGGAAGCATGGATATTCCAACCGAAGTCGCCGTGGCAAGTATTCCGGCAGCACAAGCATTAAATGATGGCGTGTCCATGTTTTTTGAGTTTCAAAAATTCTGCTGCTTCTGGGTATCTATCTAAATCTTCCTCAGTTTCAATTTTAATATGAGCCGTTGTGACTACATGATTTACATCTTCGAAAGATTGTGCCAGAAACAATTCTTCTTTGTCATTAAAAAAATATACTTGTCCTGTTTTTTTCATAAATTAAAACCCTTTGATAAGAACATATCCAGCAGTCACGGTCGAACCTGCAACTGACACCCTTGCTCGTATAAGCTGCGAGTTCACATTTGCAACGGTGGCCTGCACTGTGCTGCTTGCAACTGCCGCGAGTGGACTGCCGATTGCATACCAAGTTAGCCCATTGTCATCACTCCCCTCAAGTTGCAATGAGGGTGGTGTAGTCGCCGCGCCAATGCTGATGACCAACTGAGCGCGTTGGCAGTTTTGCGCAATTAAGTTTGGTGTCGTGCTGTTCAGCGTTGTCAATACGATTGATCGGTCAATGAGTTGACGGATGGAGGTAACCGAATCCGAACATTGCAACCTATTGATTGCGCGTGTGAAATTTGGGCCTGTGCCGCCAAGCGTTTGCGCGTATCGAATTCGGTTGCCGTTAAATGGCAATTTTGGACTGCGATAAATTCCAGTTGCAGTGATGCGCGGGAACGAATAAACTTTAACCCAGTTTGTTGACGTGTCGTCCGATTCCTCAATGTCAAAATCCAGTGTCGGAGATGTCCCGCTCACCCCAGTTACAGGGATATTAACAATGTAGCTACAGCCAAACGTGGGCGAGGTTGCAGGTGTTGTGTTTTGCGTGGTAGAGATGGTAGTCGACGTAGCATCCGCAACAATTCCTGGAATGGCAAGGTTGGCCGACGCAACGGAGGCGCACGTTATTAATGTTGTTACTGTTCCACCTGCGGGCAGGACAGGCAGCGCATTTGCCGAACCCATTGATCGCATCCCCTGCAAATAAACTGAGTTGTTTGGAAAAGACTCGACGGAGATCGAACCCAATGTCCACGTAGTCGAGGACGCGGGAGCCGTTGTGCCGTTGAAACTCCAAACAAATACATACAATTCAATTTCTGCGTCTGGAATGTTTTCGTAACGGCTGGCCCTAGTAGTTGCTGCTGGCGCGCCTGACGAGGCTCGCAGCGTGTCACTCCAAAAGACCTCGCGCCCAGTTGCTTCGACTTGAACTAGTGTTCCAGGGACAGCAGTTGTGTTTATTACGGCAGCAGTGTCGCCAGTCGCCCACCCATTGCGTTGCGCGTCCACATTTATCGCTGTAGCTGTTACGCCAGTAACCAAATTGCGGATGTAGTTGCGGCCAAAGAGTGTGCAGGTTCCGCTTCCCGAGGCAGGGAAGCCCGCCACCGTAAGGGTGATCGAAACGCCTGCCACCACCGAGGCGATGGCGTAGCGTCCGGGTATTGCTGCCGAGCCTGTAATGCCTCCAAATTGAATAAACTGCCCGACATTTGTTGCATTAAATGTGTGACTCGGAATCGCAACAGTGACCGATGTTGCCGAGTTAATTGTATATGCCAACCCCTCGCCAATGAGGTCTGCAAGCATCACGGCGAGGTTGTTGTTTACAATACGCTGAGAGGCTATAATTCCAAATCTCATCTTCATCGACCCGTGATAAGATTTAACTGACCGCGCTAAAAACTCGGAATTTGTGGTCGTCCCTGCGACAATGTTAAGCGACCCCGATCCTTGATTGTATGTGACGCCAGTTCCCACAATCGGCGCGTTAAAATACGGATCTAAAACACTCGCACCTACTGCGCCAAATCCTGCCCCATCCGTCATCTGCCCGACTTGGCGGACTGGAGTTGCAGACAATGTTTGGGGAGCTGTGTCGGAAATCGGTGTGCCAGTTTGATCTTCGTAAATAACTTGTAGCACATCACCGGAACTTTGTCCTGTCGTATCTGCAAACAAAGTAACTGTAGTTCCAGTTACATTTGTAAACCGCAAATTTGCATTTGCCGTGGAGTAGATAATAACTCCGCGAGTTTGGTTTATGATAGCAACAAGGTATTTGATATTGAATCCAGTAATACCAGAAAGGTTAACCGTCCCGACTCCAGAGGCTCCGGGCGTGAATGTGTATGTTGGTGCGATGAATGATTTCATAATTTATCCAAAAATAAGTGCGTTTACAATTGAGTCTGTAATTGAGGCTTTTGATGCAAGGTCAGTCACAAGATTTGAAATTTTGCTTTGGTCGATTGCGGCGGTAGCCGATATATCGGCGTTTACAATCGTAGTAGCGGGACTTTGGACTACTCCGCCGACTACTTTAACCACGCCGGTTCCAGTCGGGAACCCGCCTCCGCCACCTCCGCCACCTTGAGCGGCTTGGTAAATTTCGTAAAGCTGACCATCAATTGTCAGGCTACTAAAACATTCTTTTGATTCGATTGGCATAATTATTGTTTTTGAATCCATGCTGGCAGTTGCGTTCCTTCCGGCAGCATCGCGCTCCATGTCCACTCGGTCGGGTTTTCGAGGTCGTTCGGCGTTGGCACAAGCGTGACGCCCCATTCCATCGGGCGTGTGCGGCTTCCTGTGGTCGTGTCCCAACAAAACCACGGAAGGCTATTGTCTCGGAGTTCGGTTGCTCGGTAGCGTGGCATGGGAGTTCTCATGGTAGTCCGAGTCCTTGGCCGAGTGTGGATTTGTATAATTCATGTAATATGGGGACATTTTGAGCAGAAATAACAGCAGCGAAAGAAGTTAATTGACCTAAAAGTGTAGAAGGTGATCCAACTGAAAAATCAGACATATTAGCAGTCCCTAAACTAATAGATAATTTTGGATTTCCATTAAATGAATATGAACTGTTGGTAGTATTAAATTCAACTTGAGTAGAAAATGGAATAAATACATCTGTAATTTGTCCAATATCTTGCGCTGCCGTGCCTGCACTTAAACGGACAAACCATCCAATTGATGCAATAGTATTTGTTACGCGCAGTCCTCCACTTGCAAATCGCGAGTATCCTGTAGTCCTTGCTACATTATCTGGAACTTGAGAAACTGAAAAAATTGTATTTGGTTGAGAAACTGGGAGCGAAGCCGTCATTCGCATTCCAGAACTTGTAAAGTCTACCCAATCCGCCCCCCATGTTGGCCCGTTGACGAGCGTCCCGTTGTATGTCCCCAGCCCGCCCAGCGAATAGGCGATCGAGCCTGTCCCTGCGTTCTGCGAGCTGCGGAGCGGCCAGCAGACCATACTGCTCCAGAGTCCGAGAGCTTTGATTCCTTTTACAAAATCGTTGATGCCTTGAATATCAGTTGCCCCGCTTACATCAATAAATGCTTGGGCGTCTGGATCAATGCCGCCGCCCCATGCTCGCCACAGATTATACAATTGATAATCTATGGTCATCTCATTGAAGCATGGCCTTAATGGAATTGGGTAGCCGCTATTACCAGACAATACTTCGGCAATATCAAACAACTGGTTATCCAGTGTCTTTGACATGAAGCATTCTCTGGTGATAGGCATAATATTTTATCGGTTACGATAATTACAATGCGAGTTCAAGCGCGCCGTTCAGAAGAAACAATTGCTGGTCTTCGGTTTTCTGCACAAAGCAATTCTCGGTAATTGGAGATCCGCCACCATACAAAGTAAGCGCATCATAAAACTGATACATCTTGGCGGAATCGCTCATAGCATCATAACAGCCATAGGAAACGATACTGAAAATAACTGGAACCGTTTTTAGCGCGGCTTGAGCTTGGATCGTTTGAAGA